CACTACCATATTGAGTATATAAAATAGGTTCAATACGTGTACCACCTCTAATAATATTTCTATATTGTAGTGGATTTCCAGCTGCTGTTGTTTTAGGTGATATTATTAATTTTTCTCCTGATTCAAACGTTCCTTTATTTTCATATAATGAATTTTCTGAGGCATTAGGGATAACAACAGTTCCATCATCTTTAATTAAATATAAAATGTGAACAGCTGAAGCGTTCATTCTTTCAGGAGGCCATCCTGAAATAGAATCGCAATAAGCAACCATTGTTTTTAGATTTTCTGCTGTAGGTGATTTACCATAGGTTCCCGTATCACCTGGGGTCCAAACATTTAATTGTTGAGAAGTTGATTTTACACCATCATAACGTGGATTTATAACACGTTTAGAGGAATAGTTTGAATCTTGAACATCAGCTTTAATAGCACTTCCACTAATTATTTGGGCAAAATTAGAAGGAGTTTGGATTGCAGGATTATAAGAAACTTCTTCATATATAGTACTTAAGCGATTTTCTGCAATATTATTCATTACAGGGTTGTAATTACTGTAATAGTAATTAGGTTCTGTAATATATGGTTCAAAGATTACAAGTTCACAATTTGAAGAACTTACTGCTCTACTTTGAGTAAGAAGTAATTGAACATTAGTTACTGTATAATCTGTAGTAGGGGCAACTCCATTTTTTGTAGCCCTTACATACACTTGATCCCCAGCAAGCCCATAATATGAAGCAGAGATAGTTATGGTTGTTGGAGAAGTTGTAGTAAAGGATGAAAGTGATGCGATTTGATTTCTAACACCATTTCTTAAAACTTCTATAAATGCATTTCCACTTCCAGCACTAGCATCACCCGCATTACTTATAGAAGCTGTAATTAATAAAGGAGTATTAGGAGTATTTCCTAAAGTATATAATCCAGTAGTTAAATCAAAATAATTAAGAGTATCTCCTAGTTCTGTTTGATAACTAGTAATTATGGGGTAAGTTCCTACAAGAGGAGTTGTAATTACTTGTGATGTTGTTTTTGATGCTGAGGTAAAATAATTAAATATTTGGTTTGGGTAAGCAAATGGGATATATGTTATTGGTTGATTTAAATATTTTGCAGAATCTACTTGATATAAATAGTAATTTGATTGCTCATTTAAAACTGTAACACCATATTGTACCCAAATATTTAGACCTAAAATAGGGGTATTAACAAGAATAGTATCTAATTGGCCTAAAGCAGTTGTATTATTACTACCACTGCAATCAATTTTTGCTATTTTTAAATATTTTGGAGAATAAACAGAAGACCAACTTCCTAATAAAATATTTCCTTTTTCCATAAACAATATTTCTCCATTTTGAGGAGATGTAGCATTGTTTAAAAATAAATTTTCAAAAATATTTTCTTCACCAGATCCAGTACCATAATAATATACTTGTTTGTATAAAAATGATTCATTTTGTAACGGATAAGGTTGAGCTAAACTTTGAGTAGTTACTGTTAAAATAGATCCACTAAATTCACCATTGTAAAATTCATCTTGAGTATTATGTAATACAAGTACAGATCCTGAAATGGTTGGGATACTTTCAGACCAACTTTGGGTTAAAAAGTATATGTTATTAGGTCCAGTACCATTAACCCCGTAAGGGGAAGTTGAAAGACTATTGTAAGGATTAAATACTCCTGCGGGCCCTCCACTAAAATTTTCTACAGTTCCAGGTTGATATCCATTCCATTGGGGTGCTAATGTTCCTGTAACTGAGATATCTTGGAAAGTAAATGGGATATTATTTTGGGATCCACTAGTGGTATAAGCTATTGTCGAATAATTATCTACTTGTGGTTCAGGATATCTATTTCTTTCTAGTAAGTGTTGTTTAATTACAACACCAGAAGCAAGACTTGTACGTGCAGGTACAAAATCTTTAATCATTTTAAATAATGAATTATCAAAAAATTTAATTAAACGAATAAAATCATTTAAATCATAATTTTTTGTATATTTTTCAAAATAAGCATTTCGTAAAGTATCTAATTCAGGGTATGTTAATGCTGAAGATGATCTAAATCTTGGGTCACCTATGTATTCTCCAATGTTAAATGATCCAATTTGGTTTGCAATGTCATCATTAATTTCATCTTGTGGTGAGAATGCTACTTCAAGTAAATTAGTATTTGCAGTATAACTTTGGCTAATTTCAAGATTTTGAGATAGTGTTCTGTATGCTGATAATGTATTTCCAGAAGGAATAGTATTATTTTCTATACGAATTTTATCAGAAATTGCATTTTTAATACCCGCTATAGGTTGATCTATAAAGAAATATTCTGTATTAGGATTAAAAATTGGAGTATTAATATAAACAAAATCACTATTAAGATTAAATGAACTTGTTGGAGTCCAAGAACCTGTTATTTTAGGATGAATTGAAACAGACCCGGTATATAATTCTCCTCCTAAAGGGGCTCTAAAAGCTAAATTATCAGGGGATGAATTTAAAAAATTGCCCTCAATAGAATGAGGATTCATTATGTAATCCTTAAATACACTTTCACTAATTGCAGAATTATAATATCTAATTTCTTGTAAAGATCCGGAAAATGACTCATAAAGCCCCCCAGGAATAGCTGGATTTTGGGCAGCAAATGTGGTGTTAGATCCTAAAATCCAAAATGTTGAATCTTCATTTATGGAAGATGTAGCATAGAATCCTAATAATGTTCCATTGTCACCACCCTCATATATTTTATTACCTGCAAGTAGATTAAAATCATTTCCATTTCTAGTTACCATTACTGACCACCATCCACCATCAAAAAATGGAAGGTATATACTAGCAGAAGATGCTGGGTAATTTGTTGGGTCTGGGTAAAAAACTAAATTGGCATATTGATAATATGGGTCAATTATTGAACCTGAATAAGAGCCAGTAGCATATCCCGATCCTGTATATTGGAGTACAATTGAAGAGTATACATCATTATACCATAAACTTTGAGAGTATGGGATAGATGATGTTGGTAAGCCTTCTGTTTTAAATCTAAAAGCTAAAGTTGCAGGAACACTGTCAGGTGAATTCCAATTTGGGTTTAATTTCCAATCAGAAAAAACAAAATTACTTCCTGTTGTGTAAAAAGCATAGTTAAAAGTATCTTGCCAATAGTCCCAATCGTTTACATTAACTTTATCTTTACCACCATATTCTTTAATTCTCAATACTGTATCAGGAATACCGTAAGAAGTTATTAACGTGCGCAGACCAGGTAATGTACCTTTAGATTTAAGCAGGTACGGCAAGTTATGATAAATGCGTTTATATAACGATTTATTTACATCGTCTAACGGCATATAATCGTTAGAGGCAGATATTAAAGTGTCAACATATTCAAATCCACTAGGAGTTGGAAGTGAACCAGTAATGTTAGGGAATGGGAATAATCCACCTTCAGGAGTTAAACCTATAAATGCTGTGTATAGATTTTGAATGGAAAAATTATTTTGATAAAGTTTTATTCCAAATTCTCTAATAGCATCTGCTACTATATCTTTTGAAATACCATATTCTAAACGGTTATCAGCATTATATTTTTCAGTAACATCTTTATAATAAACCCAAATATTATCATAAAACTGGCCTACCATACCAACAAACAATTCATATTGTTCATTAGAAGGATCATCTCTTAAATATTCAGGTATTGCAAAATAAAGATTATTTGGATTATTTTCATCATATATAGAAGCAGAAAGAAGAATTCCTCCATAATATGGAGAGGTTTCATCATTACTACCTAACCAAGTTAAAACTGTAGGGCTAGTAGTTAGATCTAATTGGTAAGGAGGTTCAGAATTTAATTTAGGCCATGCTAAAGACCCACTTGAGTAATATAAATAGTAATCATAACCATCAAAATTAGTTATAATTTTATTAATTTGATCTTCATAATATGCTAAACTACTACTTACTGAAAATGAAGAAGATGTTGAGCCTGTAATTTGGGTATTAATAATAGCAATAGAAGCTGAATAAGTTTCTAAAAGACCAACTTTGTAGTAAAAGTTTTCTAAACGTAATTGAGCAGAACTAAAATGAGTAAAATTAGAAAAATTAGTATAATCTATGTTAATATCAATTTCTTTTTCTTCTAATAAACTACTCAACTGATTAAAAGAACTAGCTAAAGTAGTAGAAGTTAAAGTATTGTAATCTAGAGATACTGTTGAATTATTAATTTGATCTTTAATATCTAAATTAAAGTTAGGTCCTTTAATACGTGTTGTTTCATTTATTGTAAAAACTTGAGTTTCAAATGAAACCTGGTATGCTGTGGGAGAAGTAAGTTGGGTTACTATCCATAAAGTAGAATTTAGGTCAAATTCAGAAGGTAAAGCTTCATAAAGCTTTACTAGGATAGTAGGATTATTAGGATCAGTATTATCTAACTTTATATTATTAGCTATTACTAATTTATTATTACCAAAATTTAAATAAAAATCTAAAAATAAACTGCTATTTTCTCTTTTTTGAATAAAATTAGACGCCCTTTCAATTAAATCTAATTCTGTTAAAGATGTACTATCTAATCTAACTTCAGTTCTATCAGAAGAAATTTCTGAAATAAAGAGGGTTTGTTCAAATTGACCTATTTCTCTGGTTAGAAAGTTAAAATAGGTAACATATTCTCCTTGGGTAAATCCATTTATGATAAGAAAATTTTCAGGATCTATAATTATGTCATTAATACTATTTGTACCCGCTGTTTGACCATTATTTAATACTGTATAGTTATTAAAATTATAATTAATATAATATAAATTCTTATTAAGATCATAAATAAGAGATTCTATATAACTTGATGTAGTAAAAGAAACAGGTTGGAGTTCTGAGGTTATTAAAGAATCATCTTGGGGAGAATAGGATTGATATGTAAATCCATTTGGTGCAATATTAAAAATTTCTGCTGCCATATTTACATATTAGATAAGGTAGTACCGGTTTGTAATTCTATAACTTGTTTTTGAGCATCAAGTAAATCTATTCTTAATTGAGATATTTCAGCCTGTAGTGCGACTATTTCTTCTTGGTTAGCATCAAAGTTAATATATTCACTACTTTTTTTAATTAGATATTCATGTGAATTAGTATCTCCTAATTCTGGGATTTGATAAAACATTTCATTGTACATATTAAAAAAGTCACTTACTGTATCTTGAGCAGTTATCTGTTCTTGGATATTTTGGACTCCTAGTTGTTTAAAAGAAGTATCTATTACTTTAGTATACTGTCTTTTATTATATCTTTGATCAGAATTAATAGTTATATTTTCGCTCATCCGTTTACAACTTTAAAATAATAATTATCATCAAAAATTTTAGTAGAACCATTAATATTAGTTTTAATTAAAATAGAATAATATCTTTCAGGTTCTAATCCACTCATATAAACATCAAAATAATTTCCATTTGTGTCAGAACTAATTTGAGTATAATTGTCATCGAAGTTAACAACATATTCGTTGGTATCCAAGTCTTTTATTGCGTAATATGAAGAAGTTGGTAAATAATATAAATTAGTAAATAATGAAGATGTTTGGTATACTCTTGGTGGATATAATGGGCTTACATTTACATAAAATCTATTTTTACTAGTAGGATAAAATACACCTGGATTTTCTGAGAGTGACATTTTTAAGTCTACTGTGTTTACAATACTTCCAGTAGCAGAACCAGTTAACACTGTTGAGTAATCTCTCCATCTAAATTCTAATGTTGGAGGATATATTGTATTTGTATCAACACTATAGTATTTAAATATAGGTTGATTGCTTTTATTAGTATTAAATTCTAATGAACCCGTTAATTTAACTATAAACCCATAATTAGGTATAGAATTTCCTATCCACCCGTCAACAATATTATTAACATTAGCTTCAAGATCTTTAATACTTCTAGGATAAAATGTTAAATTAGCTGAACTACTAGGGTAAAATGTTGCTACATACCCGGGAAGAACATATCCTACAATCACATAAAATCCTCCAGCAGGATCATAAAACCAGTTACCTCCTCCAATACTTGAATATAAAGAATTATATGATCCTGTATATTGGTAAGTACCGCTAGAACCAGAATATGATCCTGTCATACTCCATATTCCAGATCCACTATAATTAGCATATGTCCAAGAAGCTCCATTGGTTTGGATAGGATTATCTAAATAATATCCTGTACCATTATTCCAGGGTTGAGCTATAGGTAGAACTTCTAAAAGTATATTTTGATTAGCTCCTTGAGCTTCTGCTATAAAATTTTTTAAATATATGTCATATTGACTAGCACCAATTTTATTAGAATATATATCTAATATTTCGGTTTGGTCAAATTGAACTAAATATCTAGATACGTCAGGAGTTCCATCAAGATTTAATTTATTAGAAACTTCTAGAATGGCATCCAACCCAGTATTCATTGTTGGGTAAGCAGAATATAGAGTAGTATCTTGAGTTGGAAATATTTTATAAACAGCCATTGATTTATTTTATTATAAATATAAAAATTATAAAGGAACTACTTTACCTTTTATATCTTGATCAGGATATCTTATTTCAAAAATACTAGGATCTAATGAAGGGTATATTACTTGATTTAAAGTTGCTGATGTAATATCATAAGCGAATGAAGAATATCCTGATGAGGCTCCAGCTTTATTTGAAATCATGATATTTTTAACTGTTTGAACTCCTTTAATTTTATCTAATAACACATATAAATTTTTTAACAAAATTGGTTGATTTATTTGCCAATTATTAATATCAAAATATGCTTTAAGCCCAGTAATACATTCTAGTAAAACTTCATTATTATTATATTCAGGTAAAACTATAATTTCAAATTCTACACCTATATTGATGATAAAAGCATCTCTAATTTCAATATTATCTCCAATCATTCTATATTGGGACATGTAGGTTCTTAAATTATCTTTTAAAGTTATGTTAGCGTAATCTAAATATCCTAAATTATTTAAAGATAATACAAATAAATTTAATGTTTCAATAGTAGAAACTTGATTATCAGTTAATTTTGGTTGTTCAATATATGCTTTAGAAACGGTACCATAATCAGAAGGCATACTTAAAGCTCTAATTAAATAATCATCTGCTGTAACTGAGCGTTTTTGGGAAGCTACTAAAGCTAAAGAATTTTGGCGAATTTGTTCTAATGATTCAGGTCCTGTTCCTCCTGAGGCTGCTATTAAATTAGATACTGTTAAAGAATTAAAAACATAATTAGCTGTTGAAGGATTAAGAAAAGTTGAAGAAAATTTAATACTATCTTTACTTACATTATCTAGTGTATTTGCTGGGGTGTTTGAAGATACACCTCCACCAACTAAATATCTAACAGTTAAAGTAGTATTTGAGGGAGCAATTCCATAAGTTCCAGTATAAAGAAAATTTACCGGAGAATAGGCTGCTGTTAATTTATCTTTTTCAAATGGTAATCCTATACCAACATTATCAGCATTAGGAGTAATTTCTTCAGTAATATTTTCTGGGTTTCCTACGCCAAATTGAATTTGAAGGTTAGTTAAAGATGTAAAACGGGTAGCAAATCTTCTAGCTGCTTTTTTTAATCTTAACAAATATGGAACGTCAGAATTAGAATAATTAGGATCATTTATATTAGTATTTTTAATAGAATCTAATACCATTTCTTGTCCTAAATGATCTACTTCATACCATTTATTTCCATCAGAATCTATAATATCTAAAATTCTTATAATATTAGCCTCAGTAATATTAATAGTATTAAATGGTATAGGATTAGTAAAAGTAAAATCTAAAGTTTTAATTTCTGCAGAAATGGCTTTTCTTGTTTTTGTTAAAAGATAATATTGAGGAACATTTGATGCTATTTGATAAACTGAGATTGTTGTAGGATCTTGGGAACTAGATACAGAAAAATCAACTTTATCTTGAATTAAAAAGGAAGCACCATTTTGGGAAGTTATAACAGCATTTTCATCTATCTTTAAAGCATAATCATAATCAGGTACAGCAACAGATGCTGAAATTTTGGAAGGGACTTGTTGGTAAAAGGTAACGTCTGTTTGAGCAGCTCCTGTTACCTTAGGTTTATACCCAAACATATATGCTAGTTCAAACACATTATTTGTTTGTTGGGCATATTGTAAAAATGTTTCTTGAAATTGATTATCTAAATAGAAACTTAAAACATCTCCAACATATGAAGCTTGTTCCATAAACATCATACCAGGTGATGCTGCTGAAAAGTCATTGTATGTTTGAGGAAAATAGGTTTGAGCATATTCTATTAAACGTGCTCTAAAACTAGAAAAATCTCTATTTATGTATTTTATGTCTCTATTTACTGTAGCCATTTTTAAAATTGAAAGTTTAGTACCCCTGTAATATTAGAACTAGGGATAAAGTATTTTAGTTGAACCGTAAGAGTATTATTGTCTTGTTGGTTGATTAAAACATTTAAAGTATCTATCTGTATCATAGGAAAATAAAGATCAAGTTTGTTTTGAACATAATCTTGAATTTCTTGTATACTAGGAGGAGCAATTTGTTCGAATAAAAAGCTTCTTAATCCTGCTCCAAAATTAGGATTTAAAGGAAGTTCTCCCGGATTGGTCAGAAAAAAGTTAATAAGATTATTTTTTACTGCTTCTTGGGTAGTATATGTAAGAGTAAAAACTCCAGGATTTACAAATGGAATAGAAACTCCTAACCCAATATTTGGATTTAAATTTGTAGGGTTAATATACTGGGGGTTAAATGCCACTATTTACTATTCAATAAATTCATAATTTGGTCCATTCCTACTTCACCAGTACCTAAATTACCATTTACAGGATCACTTACTTGAGGTTTAAATGGGATTTGAGCGTCACGTGAAGTAAAACTTAAAGCAGTTTCATTCATAACATCCATGTATGCTTTTCTTGTATCCATTACAGGTGGTGTAAATGTAGGTTGAGAAGGTTGAATTGGGTTAGTTGTTGGGGTAAATGACTCTCTAACAACTGTTTTAGGTGTTTTAACTGCTTCTAAAAGAATTTCTTTTAATTCTTCTTGAATTACTTCTCGTACTGCTTCTTTAATTAATTTTTTAAAATCTGTACTCTTCATATGTTTATAAATATAGGGTTAATCTGCTTTTAAATTATTTTGTTGAATATAGAACACAAGCTCATCAATTAATATTTGATCAATTGAACTAAATGACCATTCTCCTTTTAACATTACAACACCTTTTTTATTTGTTGCCGTTGCTCTTCTACGTTTTAAAGGTTTATTTGTTACTTCAGTTTCAACTCCCATTGTAAATCCATTTACATCAGTAACTACTGGGGATAATTGGGTAGATTGTTCGGTGGTTAAAGTTGTGAGTTCTAGAGCAACTGTTTCTTGTTCAGCATCAGGATAACATTTTTCAACAAGTTGATCAAGCAAATTTAATAATTGAAGTACTTGGGTAAGAACTTGTCTTAATAATACTAAAATAGATAATATACCTGCATTAGTTGATTTGATTTTATCAATTGTTTTACTTAGGGTCTTATTAAGGGTTGGTGGAAAAGGGTTAATATTGGATGGAGTATTATCAGCTGTAAATAGGGTAACATCTAGTATTGCAATAACTCCTTCAGCAATTCCTAAAGCTTTAGTAGTGCTATCTATTAATTTTAAAGTATTATTTAATTGTTTAACTAATTTATTTTTTTTATTTATTAAATCATCTAGTTCAAATCGGCGTGGACAAACAGATTTATTTTCTACAGCATCTAAAATTTTACTTGGATCTTGTTTAACTAGATCAGATGCTTTAGTTACTCCAAAAGACGAAATCATAGTTAAAACAGCAGGTATCAAAGTTGACTTAATAGTATTTATTTGATTTGATAAACGTTCTTGGGTAAAATAATCTACTCCTTTAGTTCCTTTAGTAAGTTCTTTAACTTGATTTACATCTAATTGAGAAGCTTTAATTTTATCCTGTTCTAAAGCATCTGCAGTAGGTACTAGTGGGATTACTCCTAAATCACTTTTTAAAGTACCATCTCCCTTGTATGGAATTACTTCCATTGACTCATATCCCGGAGCTGAAAAGATGACTTTAGGTGGATCTTTAAAGTCTACATCGGGAGGAAGGGATGAGGTTAAATCAATTAATATTTCTCCATTAGCCATAATTTAAACGTTTTTAAAATTATTATTTAATTCTTATTTTTTGACCAATGCTAATTTTTGATGTATCAGCAATATTAGGATTTAAACGCCTTAATTCAGCTGTTGATAAATTATTTCTTGATGCTATTAATGAAAATGAATCTCCACTTTTTACTGTATAATATGTTTTATTAGGTGTAGTTGTAGTTGTTTTAGATGAGGGGAAGTAAGTTGGATTTTTAATTAAATTTGAGAATAAAATTCTACTACCTGGTTGGCCTTTTTCCTCTACGTATATTTGATTAAATGCTTGTCCTGCATATTTATTATTATAGTCTGCAAATTTAAACAATCTACTTGCTGGATTTCCATATGTAATTAGGTATCCTCCATATTTTGAATAATCTTTATTAATTATCCACATACCCCAATACATAAAATTAGGATATTCTGATTTAACTGGGACTCCGTTTGCTCTTAGTGTTTTTATTAAAGCGTTCCAATATCTATTAGAGTCATTGGTATTACCACCCCACCATAATGTAGATAATTTGGTTGCTCTTTCAATAAATTTTGCACCTTCGGTTAAAGCATATGAAACATTAACAGGTAGATTTGTGATAGCATCAATTATAGTTGCTGTAGGGCTAGGTGGTACATATGATTTAATAGCTTGTTCTAAAACTGATTTCCAAATTCTATATTGTTTGTTTATTATATCTATACCTCTAGTACCTCCATTTATTGTTTTTCTAGCTTGGGTAAGATCACCACTAAAAACGTAACCAAAAGTAGTTTTTTTATACCCATCTTTTAATGTACTCATATATAAAACAGCTATGTTATAACTGTTTTCAGGAACAAGTGCTAGATCAGCATTATCTACAAGATTTAAACCAAGCTTATCTCCAAATAATATATAATTATCTTTTCCTGTTAATTGAATTAACCCACGACCAAAATAAGGTAATCCTTTTGGATCTACTCCAAGGGTATAATAATTTTTCTTATTACCTTTAACTTTTCTATAATAATCAAGAGCTGCTGTACAAGGACCATTAGGACCATAAGGTATACCATATGACCCACATGCATAATCTGCTTCCCATCGTTCTAAAGAGTATTCACTTTCTTCTGAGGCTGTTCCTAAAATATAAGCAGCTTGTCTTACATCTGTGATTCTTTTATCAGTTGTGAATCTTTGTAAAATTGAACGTAAACTAGACCAAAACTTTTTACTTTCAATAGCCCCTGGGGTGTTTTCATAAATTTGGATTGCTTGGTCTGCATTAATTAATAATCCCATTTTAAAAAATTATATTACTTTTACAAAATTAGATTTAATACTATCTATATTATTGTATACATTTTCAAATACTTTTTGAGCTGAATTGGCTACTGTCAACATAGTTGAATTAGGAACAGGAGCACCACTTGGCCAGTCCTGAATTGCTTTTAGGGCTTCGGTTAAATTTTTTAATTCTGTTAAAACTATTTTCAAATATGTTATAGTATCATCTCCTTTTAATACAGATTGAGATGCATTTTTTCTACCTAGTCTTATATCAGTTCCATCAAAATAAATTTGTTTTGCTTCCATATTAATACTGTTATTGGAAGATATCCCAACTGATTTTTCTCCGCTAATTAAAACACTATCTTTTTTAGCATTTATAACAACCCTATCTGAGTTTATAATAATTTGAGGGTTTTTATATTGAGAAGGGGTTATAGGGGGGACTGTATAGGAAACAAAATTTTCATTTGCTATACCAAATGGAATTTTTTGATATGAAGTTAAATAAACAGATGATAAATCATTTTTTGCATTTTCTGTTATAGGAATCCAACCTTCATCTGATGAATTTGGATTTTGTCCGTTTCTTAAAATAGTAATAGGATCACCATTACTGCCCGTAGAAGACCAGTTATTTTGGAATTCTGAAGATGGAGTTTGTTCTGGAGGGGTAGATGTTGGGATTTGGGAGGTGCTTCCAAATCTTAAACTGTTACCCCATCTTCCTTCATATATAACATCTCCTGGGAAAGGTAATATTGGGTGAATATTTGATTTTTCAACAAATGTTTGTTGACTTTGATTTAAAGGGCTATTTAAATTTATTTCTGTAGAACCATCTTCTACTCTTCTCACAAAATTTCCTCCTTCACTAGGAGCATAATCACTTAAAGATTCTTGAGATAATCCCTCATACGACCTTATATCAGGATAAGCATTATGATGAGGGTGATTCCATATACCTGTTGCTGGGAGGTAATAATATTCTTGGGAATATGTATTATTTCCTGCTACAAATTTACTAGGAATAGAAATAAGAAATACTACTTCATTTACTAAAGGACAATTTTTCATTTGGGGAATAAGAGGATAAGCAAATGCCCTTGGAGGGACAGTTCCATCCATGTATTGAAAGTATATTCCTCCAATTCCATTCCATCCACCAACTTCTGGAAATCGGGGATGCATTTCGTTTAGGATTATATCTGTTACTCTAGCAGATACAAAATTACTAGATATATTATTAATAGCATTTATAAGAGATTGATTCCCATTATTTCCTCCTCCAGTATTAGAAACTGAATTAACAAATCTGGTACCTATGGAAGTAGCTATCCCTTGTTTATAAATTGCCATTAGTCTTTTGGGTTAAATTTTTTTACTTCAGACAATAATTGTGCTTTTTCTTCCTCAGTCATTCCAAATCCTTCATCTTCTGATTTGCCTGTAGCTAAAGCACGTTGAATAATAGTAGCCATTTTAATTAGCTGCTCATCATTTTTAATCCCCAATTCCATATACTCCTTGATTAATGGAACAATTAAAGTAGCATCACCAATATCATTAATAAGTGGTTTTAGTTCACCTATTAAAGCAGTAATTTGCTGTTCTTTTTTCTTTTGATTTTCATAAATTTCTTTAAGAATATCAGAAAATTTTTTTTTACCAAATATGTTTGATTCTAGATTACTCATATGTATTGTTTTTTATAAATATAAACAATTACGAGAGTTGGAAGTTTATATATCCATGTTCCAAATAAAATAAATAATTTTTCTTAAATACATTATATAAAATACCCGCTATTTTTGTAATTTTAGGAGTTTTAGCATCTGGGATCATTTCGTGGATATAAATGTAAAGAGCTTTTTTGTTAAACACATCTATACTATCTCGTTTTCTAAATAATTCTAAAACGGCATCTGCAATTTTAGCATCATATTCTTTAGGAAATATTTCAAATAAATTAATGCTTACAAACTCAACCCATTCATCCATAAAATGAGATAAACGATCATCTGAATTGGTAGGTTCTATAGTATATGAATGTGTATCATCTTTTAGCAATTCATCAGTTGATACTTTACTGACTTTACTTTTATAATTTTTTTCGTTGTATAAGATACACCAACGTTTTACAATCGTACCAAAATATGAATATGCTTTAGCTCCATTTTGAGGATTGAATAAGTGAATTTTAGAAAGTAAAAACACGATTATTTCGTGTTGTAAATGTTCTAAATTCTCTACTTCAGTATGATAAAACTTAAACGTATGAATTATATTCTGGGTTAGTTTAAAGAATGCATAATGAATTTTTTCTTCATATATCTTGCTTCTTAAAATAGGGTCTGCTGTATTATTATATAGCACTATTGCATCCTCAGTTTCCTGAGTAAAATAATTTTTACTAGCAGGTTTTTTAGCCATTTTAGCTGAACTTTCTAAGATTGAATTCATTGAGTATTTCTTGGATTTTTAAGATTGATTGAAATATAACCCCAACCTCATCATCCTTTTCAAATATCCCTCCGCGATCTAATTCTTTTAATTTCTTGTCAGAAATTTCAATAGTGCGAGATAAACGATCTAGATAAGTTAAATATCCGGCTACAATGTCTTCTTGTTTTTCATTTTTCTTAAGAAGATTAAAAGTCGTAAACCCTAGGATTACGACTAAAACTGCTAATACACAGCAAATGATTGTTAAAGCTATCATAAGTTATCTAACATGTTTTTTAAACCATCACTTTTGAACGAGCCTAAAGCTTTGGTTTTGGTTGATGTCTTTTTAGACATGTTGGGTTTATTCCCCAATGTAAAATTTCCTTTTCCGGCATCCACGGATTTTTTACCTTCTTTTAATTTAGGTAACCATTCACGTTCAAACTCGATACGTGCAGCCATTAAATCAGCCTGATGTAAAATATAAGGTAATGAAGTGCGTGGTTTTTGTTCTGGCATGAAATTCAAGAGATATTTCTTATTTGCTTCATCATATAATCCATCATGGGTCTGAATAGCGATCATTTCATTAAATGTGTACTGGATACCATGTGATTGTAATAAATATAAGCCCCTATCAGGAACTGAAGAAAATGGGACTTTTATATTAAACATATAATCTTCTCCTAACTTATCTTTTCTCCATTGGTCAGTCTGGGGGATATAGGAATCTTGTTCTTCATCACCCATTTTACCTAAATCATGGTTCAGGGCTGAGAATACAAGTTCTTCAATTGTAAAAGTAGACATGTCACATCCTTCACCTTCCCATAAATTAGCTTGTTTTATAGCACATCGAATAACGCGTAAAACGTGTTCTACATATCCTCCGGGGAAAGCATTATGGTATTCTTTTTTATGCGCAGCAGGCATTAACATCAAACGATCAGCATATTGCTCATAAAATTCAATTAATTTTTCTTTACGAGGTTCGGAAATATAATCATTAATATATCCCATTAATCCATTCCAATTATCTTGGATTTGTTCGGCGGTAAGATTCATAACTTTTATTTATTTAATTAATTAATTTTCACGTTCTACGATCGCTTGGGTATCTTCTTTAAGTTCAAGTACTTCTTGTAAGATTTGACGAGCTGCTTCTACATTTCGTTCGTTTAAAGCATGTCTCATTCGTTTTAATTTTCCATCAATAGACTCCAAGCGTCTCAATACTAATTCTTTATTTTTCATTTTATTTTATTTACTTATTTATTTTATAACCTTTATTTATTTCAATAATAATATTAAAATATAAATTAAAGATAATAACTTTCTTTTATATAGTCACGGATTCTTTTATATTTTTTTCAATCATAACCTGAATTTTTTTTAAGTGGGCACATTTTTCATATTCTTCTGTACCTTCAAAATAATTTATACAAAGCTTTACTGCAACTAAAAATTCATCATTTGAATATTTTTTTAGATCTTCCTTCCAAGCTTTACTTTTAAATTTAAAATCTTCAACCCAAAAATAGGCTCTAGTAAACATCATAAACTCCCCAGCATCATCTATCCCTTCCATATCTAAAGAAGAATCAGATCTAGAGAAAAAATTTAAAACTTGTTTTTTAAAAGCAGCACCGTTCATAATTAATTTATAGAACATACCCAATTTAAAGTGAGGTGTTCTTTTATAGGCATCTATTTCTGCTTTTATTTTTTTATCCTCTTTTGAACCTTCACTTCCTTCGGGAAACCCGAACAATGCAAATATGCTATTCAATCCCATAATTCTATATGTATATACTATTCTAAAATAAAATCCACGTGTAAAATCGTTGATTTTGAATATAAATATTTAGTCAAACTGTTCTCCAACTTTTCTTATAACCTGTTTTACTTCATCTAAAGAAGCATAAAAAAACTCTCTTTCCCCTCTTACTCTCTTTTCTTTTAATTGCCTATGAACCTCTTTTTCAATACGCTCCCCATTAAAACAACTATACGAATATACAACATCAAACGGTAAAGGAACCCCAGTAGATTTACTTAATTGTAAAGCACGTTCCTCAGGATCATTTTTTGTATAACCTATTTTTAACATTTCGGGAAATGAAGAATTAGCTAAAACATAAACATATTGATCACCTTTTCCACCTTCAACACTTTGTCTTAAACGCCCAGTAAAATAATCAACTTGTTCCCAACCATCTTTATCTTGTATAAAGGCAAAATATTTAGGAGGTGGGGCTAATGGTGTTCTACAATACGGAACATATTTTTTAGCTTCTTCAATAGGTAAAAGTTCCATGGCTAAAATCGAGCTTGAGCGTTTGCACCTTTATACCACGGAAGTCCTTCTCTATTTTTTAAAGCCTCTTTCCATTGTGCTTCAGTCCTTTTAATCCCGTTAATATAATACGCTCGTTTACGATTGTTTCC